CGGTAAATGTATAAGTATCAGTATCAACAACCGTTATTGTATATCCTGCAGACCTGTTTATGTTAGTGTCAATAATACCATCAAAACTAACGGCGTCGTAAAATCTAACTGTGTCACTACTAGTTCTGCCATGGCTCTCTTCTGTTACAGTAATAACACCGCTACCTGAACTACCGGTTTTAAAAGAATTAGTCTTTAATAAATTTGGCACAGCATTTTCTGTTCTGTCAGGTCTAGCATCTTGTAGAGCTTGTGAATCAGCTTGATGATCTTTCTTTTCTATTTGTGGGTGTTTAGATTCAAACTCCGATCTATGCACAAAAGAACCATTCCATTCTTTCATCATTTCTTGATATGGAAATGCCATACCACTTCTGTCAGAAATAGCTTTTGATCTTTTACCTGTAGAAAAATTAGACATTACTATAATATACCTTTGGTGTTAGATAAGTGCTAGTAGAAGAACCATCTTCTGTTAACGCTCTATTTAATTCATCTTCATACAACATTTTATTTTGTTGTACTAATTGTGGGTTATATTTTTGACATAAATAATAAGCTAAACCTGATACCATGCACGGCACAAATCTATAAGGTAAGTCAGTTGCGTTAGTATAGTCTCCAACATCCTCTATTCTTTTTACATAGTATATGTGCATGTCAGCACTAGCTGATGTTGAACTAGGCACCGGATAAACAGTTACAGTAACCCTATCTATAAATCTTTGCACATAATATTGTGTTGGTGTGCCTGATGATAGTTTATTTGATAATGCGGAATAAGTTGACCTATCAATTTTAGTCATAGCAGTATCTGCTTGATTACTAGCAGTTCTGTTAGTTCTATGTGTTGCTTCTAAAATATCATCAATACCATATATAGTAGAATCAACTTGATTTGTACTTGCTTGGGCACGATTAGAATCAGAAGTGTCGTCTGCAGCACTTCTGAAAAAATGATACTCAGCTTGGTTTTCTATTAAATCAATATTAGTTTCTTTAAGTTCCCAATAATGCAAGCCCCTGTTATCCCATTCTTGAAACATTATGTTTAAAGAACGTCTAGCTGATTTAATTTGATATCCGGTTAATTGATCTATACCAACACGTTGATATGCTTCTTCTATAACTTCATCAATAGAAAAATTTTTATCGAACGTTGTTGTTCCTGAAGTAGTGTTTGGCATATGCTACTCCTATTAATAATTTTTAAGCCACTCACATGTAATGGTTGCACTGTCATTAGCAGTACAAGCAGGCATTACAATTACAACATCACCAGTAAAATTGGTAGCTTCATTATTTTTAATACCACCAATAGAGCTATAGTCTAGATAACCATCACCCTCTACTGTTAAAAAAGTTGCATCAGTGTCTGCATCCCACATCAATTTAACAGAATCTACTTTTGCTGTCATTGATACGCTATACCATATTTTATTTAAAGTAACTGTTGCTGGTGTTGCACCGTCGCCTCTTGCTGTCAATGCTGATACATCAACAATTTTAGTTGTACCGCCAGAGTTGTCTGATACGTTTTGATAGTGTGTAACTATTTTTTTATCACCTTCAAAAAGTGTTTGATTTAATACTACGTCTGCCATTTTATTTCTCCTACTAAAGAGTAGGGGACATTACTCCCCTACTCAGAGTTAATTATTATTGATCTGCAAATGCAGGTACGTCTGCACCTTCTTGGTAACCCCAAATATAGTAATTAGTACTATCTTTAGCTACAACGTTAATCTCAAACACACCAAAGTCTGTAAGAGTTAAGCTGGAGTTAGAGCTTCCGTTAGAATAAACAGATACGTTATCAGCATTAGAATCTAAATGTACGATACCACCTAAAAAGAAATTACTATTTCCTGGTGTTAATAGAATTAGGTTCTCTGCTTCTTCTGCTGCGCCACCATAAATAAGTTTATAGCTTTGACCCGCAACTGGTGCCGGTAAAGTTATAGTTCTATTAGCTGCTAGTGCAGGAACTACAAGTGTTCTACCACTGTGTGTTGCAGCATCAAGAGTTTTGTTCTCATCCGCTAGTGCAACAGGTGCATCACCCATAGTCATAATTTCAGTAATTGCTCCCGTAGATGCATTTTTACTGACAGTTTTAATTGTGCTTTCAGATCTTAAAGGACCCGAATAAGTTGTATTACCCATATTTTGTCTCCGTTTTCCGTTAATATAGTCCTGAGAAAATCCACTGCACGAGTCTATACTAACTAATTTAATTATGCAGTGGTTGAATTATACGCTTTTAAACGTGTTTATGCAAATAAAAAGGGGCCCGAAGGCCCCTTAATATTGTAGTCTTAATCTAGTGATTAAGCACCTGGAGATCCGAAGATTCCACGAGGGTCAGAGAAGCCGAAGCTGTATCTTTCTCTCGCTTTGTATCTAACGTTTCCTGTATCGAAGTCGCCTTCCATAGCAGTTTTTAAAGCTGCTCTTTGGAACATCTTTAATCCGTTAGGAACATCAGTCTTAATGAAGAATGCATCAGTGTCAGTTAGGTAGTTGTTCACTACATAACCACCAGAGATCATACCTTTAGATACGATCGCATTGATGTCATTATCAGCAGTACCAGTACGGTTAGCTGTCTTCATCAGTCTTTCAGCTGTAAATTGTAGCTCAGAAGGAATAATCATTTTTACTCCTCTTGCTGCAATTTTCAGACCACGCTCATCAGTGAAAGCAGCAATGTCAATCATTGCTTGCTCTAACGATGTTTCGTTAAGGTCTGCGGAAGTAGCTAGTTCGTTACTGAAAGTACCCGCTTGTGTTGGGTGGTCAGTAGCGCAAAGCTCTTTCCCGTCGCCGCCAGCAGAACCAGAGCTGAACGCATTGTTTAATACGTTTGCTGCTTTGATTTGCTTCGTGTTAGCCATAGATCTTGCTAGTGCTTTCGTATAACGTTTAGCGATACTATCATACAGGTTATCCTCAATAGCTTCTTCTGTAATAGAAAAAGCGAGAGCAATTGTCTCGTGAGTGTAACGTGAAGTGAAAGACTCGTTTGCGCTATCGAAAGATACTGCAGAACCTTCAGCTTTAACTGACGCGTTTGCGAAACCAGTTAACATTACTTCTTCTTCAAAAGCTCTGTCACTTGTTTCAGTGTCGAAAATCTCCGTGTGTTGATTCTCGTAGTTTTTGTACTCAAGTCCAAATAATGCATTCAGACCTGGCTCAAGCTCTTTAGCGAGCTGTTGTCTTGATATAGCCATATTATAATCCTCCTGCTATTATAGTTCTTTTTTGAAGTTATGCTCATTGAAAATTACTATGTAATTCATGTGCGCAGCTCCAAGTTCATTGTTTTCAGGGTCTGTAGAAAATCCAACGATTTTTAACGAACCATCAGTTGCAGCTAAATCACTCATGTCAAGTTCTGCTGCGGATATTCCGTTAGCAGATTCTGTGCCCATGTTTACGTAGTCAGCTACTTCATGACGATCTGTAACATCAGAATTTGTTCCAGTATCCCCTTGTATTTCAAACTTCATATACGGATCATCGTATACAAAAGCTCTTATTGATCCAGAAGTTACATTCGTTTGAGTGTAATGGTTCTGGAAAGATGGTTTTCCTGTTACAGGATTGTTGTCAATTAAAACACCATTCAATACACCAATGTTACTTTCGCTACCAGCTGCACCAATATCAATAAAGCCAGTGTTACTAGCTTGTTGAATTACTGGATCACCTTGAAACATAGAAGACGCTTCGTTGTCTGCTATAAAGTATTCATTAGTCATCATGTTGTTTTGACCGCTCAACGTTCCTACAGGTCTCATACCAAATGCGGCATCTTTATTAGCCATATTGTTATCCTCCTTAAAAGGTTAGTTGTTGTTACGGTGGATAGGAATTACTAAAAAATTAGTCTTTCTTTGTACCACCAAAGGTTACACGTGCCTGCCGTTCTTGATTGATTGGCATGCTTGGGTGCTGTTCCTTCAAAACATCGTTTTCTAAAGCCTCATTACGATCGTTGTTTACTTGATTAAAGTAAGCCTCACGTGACTTTGCGAGTTCTTCTGGTATCCTAGCCAGCAATAGGCCACCGACCCCGATCACTCCTGCATATTGGCCTTTGTCATGTGTTGGATACACGGATCCTGGATATTCATCGGCTCTCACCAATTCCCAACCAGATCTTATTTTACCGGACATATTCTTTGTATCATCAAAGCCTTGTGTCTCAGCACGTATCCACCTATGTCTAAAACCATCTGGCGCAGGTGGTGCATCCAGAGAAGATGGGGGAGCCCAAACTTTAGGTTTTTCATTATTAACCCTAGTTTCGCTCACGCGGGAAGTTTTAACAGTTTTAGTTTCTGTATTTTTAGTCATATGCTTATACCTCCTTCGCGGCTAATTGTTTCGCATACTCTTCGAGTGGCACACCTAATCTTTTAGAAATTGCTACCTGTGACGGTGTGAGTTTCACAGTTTTTCTGCGTCCCTTTGTGGCCGGACGTCTTGCACTTGCAACAGTCTGAACTGGTTCAGCTGTAGTTGACTCATTATTACCAAATTTGTGTGGGAATTCAAGTCTTATTCGTTTGTCAACCTCAGAATAATATTCATCAGCACCTGTATTAGGGTCAAAGCCCTCTTCTACAAGCTTTTTATGTATATCAAAGGCTGTGTAAGTCATTGCATTATCAGTACCAAACCAAGCATTTTTCTGTGCCCAAGCATCAGCTCTTGGATCTGGTGGAGCCGCTGCAGGTTGTGCTGGTTGCACTGGTGGTTGTATTGGTTGTTCTACTGTTTTAGGTTTATTTTCATAAGCCTGTTTCAACCTATTTAATCTTGCGTGATCATTTGCTAACTCAGCTAGTTCTAAATTAGCTTGTGTTTGTGCTTCAACGTCTCCAAGATTTATTGCGTTTTGCAATTTCGCTTTTGCTGCATCTAGGTTTGTTGTAACTCTTTTTTCAAACTCTTGTGTGTAATTAGAATCTAAATTATCAAATCTACTTTTTAATTGTTCTGCTTGAGTGTTAACTTTTTTAGCATACTCAATAGCTTCTTCTTTTTGACGTTCTGCTTCTCGCATGCGTCTTGTAAGTTTAGCTATTCTTTTGTTTACGCCGTCACTATATTCGTTAAGCTCTTCTTTTTTAGTTTCGACAGGCGCCTCAACCTCAGCTTGTTCTTCAACCTGTTGTACTTCTATTTCTTCTTTTGGCTCCTCCTTGGGCTCTTGTTGAGCCTCCAGATCTACCTCTGTCTCTTCGTAGTCAGCTTCGCCGACATCTATTATCTTTTCTTCTTCTTGCATAGATTATCCTCCTCTATGTTAAAATGCGTGAAGAATATCATTAGGATCGTCTATTGTTCCTAAGACTTCATCATCGTTTAGTAATCGTATCTCACCACCATCAATCTCCATTCGTGATCCTGCGTATCGTGCAAACACCACCCAATCTTTTTCTTTGCACCACGGACCTGTCGGGTACTTGTCTTTGTCTTCATAACAAAGATCACCCATTTTTAATACGTATCCAACTTGTGTTGCTACACGTGCTCGGTCTAATGTTTCTTGTGCAATAATAATTCCACCTTTGGTTTCTTCTTTAACTGCAAAGGGCATAACTAACAAACGCCATCCGGTTGGGTTTGGTAATTTTTCTAAACTTGTTTCTTGAGTTTC